TCATATTGCGATGCTTATTAAAGTTGCGCGTGATCGAGTGGAAAAGTTTTGCAATAGATTTTTTACCGAGCAAACAGTTTCAATCGTGTATAACGAAGTCTTACCCGATCGTTATATTTGTTTGCCATACCCAGACTTAACAAGCGTCGTACAGCTAAGCTATTTTGATTCTGACGACGTTGAAACGGTTATTGATTCAGGTGATTACACGTTTAATTCTGAGTCTCAAAAGATAACCTCAGCAACCACATTCCCAGCTGATGCAGTAAGTTATAAAATTAATGTAGTGACCGGTGCACCCAATGAATATGGTGGCGCGTCAATCGGAATGCTTATGATGCTAAGCGACTTGTATGACTTACGCGTTGAGAGCGTTACAGGTGTTTCTGTGTCGTCAAATCCAGCGGTGGAGAATAGTATTTACCCGTATCGCGTAGAGTTGGGCGTCTAATGTATCAAGCTGGCGAACTAGATCAGATAATTAATATCTCGCGCTGGTTATATACAGACGACGGGCAAGGCGGGCAAGAAAAGCAGCTTAGCGTCATTTGTTATGATCTATACGCTAAGCAGCGACCAATGACGGGCAATGAGTCAGACCGTTACGACAAGCTAAACGCAGTAGGCATGAGTGTTTTTGTTATCCGCTATGATGATGATATAAAAGAAAATGATTTGATCGAGTGGAACGGTAAAAAGTTTAATATTCGATATCTAAAAGATTACGGTTCGCGTTCGCTTTACTTAGAAATATTTGCCGAATTTGGATGGCCAAACTAATGGCTAAAAAACCTAAATTACCGAAAGTAAGTACACCCTCTACGCCATTTTTTAAGGTTACAGGGATTAAAGAAATAGAAGAGCTACTTGGTGAAATAGCACCGAAAAAAGCGCAGGCATTAAACCGAAATACCAACTTGGCTATCGCGAGGCGAATAGGTTTAAAAATAAAAGAATTAATGCCTAAGAACAAACGAAGAACAGGCGCGATGGAGGAAGGGGTTAAGTGGCGCAGAAGGCGCGGAAAACCTAACAAACCATTAAGCATTGTGTACATGGCTAAATCAAAAAAATCTGGTGAGGTTCCGTTTTACTGGAGGTTTCTTAATAATGGTCGAGGCGGAAAGAATCCTATGTCAGGTTTGTTTTTTGTCGAAAGGTCTGTTGAAGTTATTAAGAATGATTTTGATTCTATTTACAAAGAAGAATTTACAAAAAAACTTCAAAAAATGATTAAGTCTGCTAAAAAGAAAATAGCCAAAAAATGAATTTCGAAAGCCAAGCACAAGAAGCAGTTTATAACGCGCTTACATCAAACGATGATTTAATGTGCTTGGTTACTGGTATTTATGATTTTGTTGATCAAGAAAAATCATACCCTTACATCACTATTGGCGAGTCTAGCGGGCTAGAGTTCGATACCTTTTACGATGTAGGGCGAAGTGTACTTTTCGGTGTTCATGTTTGGTCTAACGACCGAGGCACCAAAAAAGCACAAGAAGTTTTAAGTGAGGTTTACAGCTCATTAAACCGAGTTAAATTAGTTGGAGATGACACAGTTAATTTTATAACTTGTCAATTTGAAAGTAATGATATGTTTAGAGATGACGGCGGCCTCATTTGGCATGGTCAACATCAATATAGAATTTTAATCGAGGAAATTTAAGATGGTTGCTAACGTAGGTCGCGATTTACTAATTAAAAAGAATTCCATTGTTATTGGAGGCATTCGAAACGGCACTATTGACTGGACTGGCGAGAGTATCGATGTAACTACCGGCGAAGATGCTGGTGTAAGGTTGCTTTTAGAGGCTTCTTCACAAGAGCAAATCGATGTGCCGATAGATGGAATCATGAAAGAGGAATTACTTCGCGATTTAACTATTGGAGCAAGTGGTACGCGTATTTTAACTGATATTGAAATAGAATGGCCTATTTCAGATCCTGTAAATACTACACCAGCAACTTTGACAGGCGACTTTAGATTATCGTCATATTCTGAAGGTGAACCATATAACGAAGCAATTACTTTCAGCGCAACGCTAGAAAGTTCAGGTGCATTCGTTTACACGCCCGAGGCCGCTTAATGCAAAAATTTGAAGAGGTTAAGCTAGGCTGGGGTGGTGAGGTTTTTACCTGTCCACCCAATATGGTCTGGAAAATGATTCAGCACCTAGAATCTGCTGGCGTTGATATTATGGCCGTTGCTGGACAAGGTGGTGTTATTGCTAAATGTAATGCGCTTTCTGAATGCCTTAAGTTTTTGGGCATGAAAGACGCACCCGATAGTGATGATGTTTATACTGCTGTATTTAGTGGTGAGCAAACAGATATTGCGGGCGTAATGTTGTCTTTGCAGCTTATGGTTATTCCGCCAAATATCAGAAAGCAAGCGTTTGCAATGTCGCCAGAAGAAGCAGAAAAAAAGGCTGCTGAAGCTGAAAAAAAGCCGGTGGAGATGCCGGAGAAAGCGAAAGCATCTTAAAAAATATATATCAGCTAGCTATTGTTACGTTATTAATCGCCCCTAGTGAGTTTTGGAAAATGACCCCTACCGAATTTTGGTGGTGTTATGAGGCAAAAATACCGCTAGAGCAAAGACAAACGCCCGACGAAAAATGGGGCGCACTATACGAGAAACTTGATTAATGGCACAATCAGATATAATGGTAAATGTCGGTGCCGACATTGAAATGCTTAAGCAGGGAATGCAAAAAGGCGCTAAGAGTGTAAGCCAATTTGGGTCTAAGATAGGCGCACCACTTAGAGAAGCAACTAATAATATTGCTCAAGTCGGAATAGCGGCAAGTGCCACCGCTGCGGTAGGCCTTCTAGCGATGACTAAAAGCGCAACTGCAGCAGGTCGTGAACTTAAGTTATTCTCGCAAATATCCAACACCTCTATTCAAGAATTTCAGAATCTATCTAGTGCCGCTGCTCAGTTTGGTATTACTAACGAAAAGCTTGCAGATCAGCTAAAAGATGTCAAAGATCGCGTCGGTGATTTCCTTGCCACTGGCGGTGGTCCGATGGCTGACTTTTTCGATAATATCGCGCCTAAAATCGGTGTTACTGCTGAGCAATTCAAAAACTTATCTGGCGCACAATCATTACAGCTTTATATTTCCAGCCTAGAAAAAGCAAATCTAAGCCAAGCCGAGATGACATTTTTCCTTGAAGCTATGGCTAGTGATTTAACACAGCTTGCGCCTTTATTTGCTAACAACGGTGCGTTAATTTCGGAAAACGAAAAACGAATTAAGGCGATGGGTTTAGCGCTTTCCGATATTGAGGTGGAGCAACTAGAGGCCGGAGCAAAGGCATTCTCGCGAATGGCGGAAAGTTCAGCGGCGGCGGCTAATGTAATTGGTGCAAAACTATCGCCATTAGTTGTCGCTGCAATAGAAGAGTTTGAAAAGCTAAGCGCGGCGGGTGGTGATTTTGGCGAAAATGTAGATACTGGTATAAGAAAGGCAATTGGCGCGGTAGGTTTTTTTGCTGATATGGTTCACGGTGTCGGCGTTGTAATGAAAGGCGTTGAAGTTGTAGCGCATGGATTTAGTGCGGCGTTCATATCTGCGATAGAGCTGGCGGGAACTGTAATTGCAGCATTTACTGATAAAGTTATACGCGATATTAATCAGATTATTAACGGCCTAAACAAAATACCTAACGTTAAGATAGCGACAATTGACCCTATTAGTGACGGCGCATTCATGCAAGGCCTGCATAACCTTGGAGACACAGCGAGAAGTGTATTAGGTGAGACGCGGCAAGAGCTGGCGGATTTGGCTATGGTAGAAATGCCAAGCGAAAACGTTGAGAGTTTTTTAAATAAAGTTATAGAAAAATCAGAACAGGCAGCGGAAAAAGTAGCGGCGGTAATACCTAAAGCAAAAGAAAAAACAGAAGGCGACATTTTAAAAGATAAACGCGAGCAAGAAATTACAGAGTACAAAGCGTTCTTAACTAAGAAGCTCGGATTACAAAAAGAGCATGCAACATCTGTTACCGGCCTTATCAATAATCAATGGGGATTAGCTACCGCTGGCACTGCTGGAGCAATGAAAAACATTCTTGGCACTATGTCCACGCAATCACGAAAAGCTTTCGAGGTTTCTAAGGCGTGGGCTATTGGTGATGCGCTTGTAAGCACTTATCAAGGGATAGCGGCGGGTGTTAGGCTTGGTTATCCCATGGCTA